CAGCAGGCGCGCGATGATGCGGATCAGGTCCTGAAGGATCGCGCTCGCGAATTCCTTGAACGAGAACTTGCCCGTGGTCGCGAACTCCACCAGCGCCTCGGTGGCGCGGTCCGCGAACACGTTCACGATCTTCTCGCCGACCGCGGCCAGATCCTCGGCTTCCTGGCGCAGCTTGATGAAGGCCCGCTCGAACCCGGCGGACAGCTCGTTGCTGGCTTCCAGCCCGCGCAGGCGGATGTCGTCGTTGGCGGCGGCGAGCTGTTCGGCCGTGATGCGGCCCTCGTTGTAGAGCTGGTTCAGCCGGCGCTGCTCGTCGGCCAGGGCGGCAGTGCCGTTGATGCGCTGCTCCAGCCGATTCAGCTCGCGCGCCTCGCGCCTCGCGGCGCGCTCGGCCTCGCGCTCGATCTCCAGTTGCTTCCGCTTCTCCTCGGTCAGCTCCTGCTCGCGCAGCAGCAGGTTCGCGATCTGGTCCTGCACCTCGCGGGTGATCTCGACGCCCTCGCGCCGGAGCTGGTTTTCGAGCGCGGTCGCGGCGGCCACGAACTCGCCCTGGCGGGCGGCCAGCTCGGCCAGCTCCACCTGCTCGCGCAGCCGGTCCAGGCTGTTCTGGTCAGGCGACAGGTCCAGGCCCACGTCGTCGGCGACGACGCCGCCCAGACTGTCCTTCAGCTCCTCCAGCTTCACCTTGAACTCGTTCGCGGTGATGGCGCCCCGCTCCAGCAGCCCGTTCAGCGCGGCCTCGTCGCGGGCGAACTGCTCCTGCGGGCCCTTGATCTCGTCCAGCAGCTTGCGCTGGTCGGCCAGGGCCTGGTTCCGGCGGATGCGGTTCTCGATCTCCTCGCGCGCCGCGGGGTCGACGCGCTGCCCGGCTTGCAGCAGGCGGTCGATCTCTTCCTCGGTCGCCACGCGAATCTCGTTCTCGCGGTTGATCGACTTCAGCGCCTCGGCCTGGCTGTCCAGCTTCGCCAGCAGGTTCTCCAGCGTGACGGCGCCGCGCTGCCGCGCCTCGTTGATCTCCTTCTGGCGGTCGGCGTTCTCGCGGACGGAGTCCTTCTCGGCGTCGATCGCCCGCGTCAGCGCCTCGATGCGCGCCTGCTGCGACTCGGACAGGAAGCCCTGCCGCTCGCGCAGCCGGTTCAGCTTGTTGATCTCCTGCTGCGCCTGGCGGATGGCCGTGCCCTGGCTGTTGAAGCTGTTCTTCGCGTCTTCCTCGACGCGCTCCAGGATCTTGCCCGCCTGGTTCAGGTCGGCGATGTACTCCTTCAGCGCGACCACGGCCACGGTGATGGCGGCAGCCGCGGCCAGCCACGGGTTCGCCAGGCTCGCCACGTTCAGCTTGATGACGGCCGCGGTGGCGGCGAGCACGTTCCCGCGGAACAGGACCATGGTCAGCGCGAAGGTCCGCAGCGCGGCCTGGCTGGCGATGATCGCGGCGCCCAGGGTCCGCAGCCCGATGACGGCGGCCAGCGCCAGCGTGACGTTCGTCACGATCTCGATGTTGTCCGCGAGCACGCGCAGCGCGGCGCTGATCCCGTCCAGGGTGTTGATCAGGAAGTCCGAGCCGCCCGCGATGCCGAAGGACTGCACGAGCGCGTCGAGCGCGGACCGGGCGCGGAACAGCGCGCCGTTCAGCGTGTTGTCCAGGATGCCGGCCACCTTGCTGGCCGTGCCGCCGCTGTTCTCCAGTTGCTCGTTCAGCTCGCGGATGCGCGGGACGTTGCGCACCAGGTTCAGGAAGGCCGGGCCACCGCGCTGGCCGAAGACTTCCAGGGCCAGGCCGGCGTCGTTGCCCACCGACTCCAGCCGCTGGAGAACGTCGGCCAGGTCGTTCGTGTTCGGGTTGATGTCGTCGAACGTCAGGCCCAGCGACTGGAGCACCGATTGCAGCCTCTCGCCCGGCGCCGCCAGCTCGGCCAGGACGCGGCGCAGGCCGGTGCCGGCCAGGGTGGCCTTCAGGCCGGCGTCGGACAGCACGCCCAGCGCGGCGCTGGTCTGCTCGATGGACTGCCCCAGCGCGGCGGCCACCGGCGCCACGAACTTGATGCCCTCGCCGAGCTGGGACACGTTCGTGTTCGCCCGGTTGGCGGTCTCGGTCAGCACGTCGGTGACGCGCTCGGCCTGGTCCACGGCCAGCCCGAAGCCCCGCAGGGTGCTGGCCGTGATGTCGGACGCCTCGGCGAGCCCGAGCCCCGCGGCCTGGGCCAGCTTCAGGGTGTCGTCCACGGAGCCGATGGCCTCGCTGACGCTGAAGCCGGCGCGGGACAGGTTCACCAGGGCGTCCGCGGCCTGCGTGGCCGAGAACCGGGTGGTGGCGCCCAGATCCAGGGCGCGGTCGCGCAGCAGCTCGAACTCCTCGCCCGTGGCGCGAGTCACGGCGCGGGCGGTCGCGATCGACTCCTCGAACTGGGCGATGGAGCGGACGGCCCCGATGATCGCGGCGCCGCCGGCCAGGAAGCCGAACGTGCGCCGCAGGGTGGTGCGCAGCAGGTCCGCGCGGTTCTCGACTCGCGTCAGCGACCGTTCCACAACGCGCGTGCCCGCGGGCACGCGAGACGGATCGACGATCCCGTTGCTGCGGAAGTCGGCCACTCAGTCCTCGCGCTTGCCGCCGGGCGTCCCCGGCTTGGTCTGTTCAGTGCGCCGTCCCAGGTTCTCCCGCTGATCGGCCAGGAATGCCTCGTCCAGCTCGCGGATCACCCGTGTAAACACCGGCACCATAGTCTCGTCCAGGCCGAGCCTTTCGCCATAGAAAATGATTTTCGACCACGGAATCGGGCCCAGGTATTGCCCGTACGATCTCTCGGTGGACAGCTCCCAGAAGGCCGTGATGTAGACGTGGTCGCCGCGCATCAGCGCGGGCTCGTTCAGGAACCAGTCGGGCAGCTTTCCCCGGCCACCGCGGGACCGCTGGTACTGCCCGGACTCGATGGCCCATCCGTCGCGGGCGTACCGCAGCTCCCAGCGGAGCCGGGCCGTCAGTTTCCCGCCAGACCGTCCAGCTCGTCGGCCTCGGGCGGGGTGACCTCGTCGGCCTCGCCGTAGAACCGCTCGGGGGTGGCCCCGTGGTTCCGCAGCCGGTCCATCAGGTGATCCGGCAGGAGCCGGCAGAGCTGGGCCGCGTTGCCGCGGCTGAAGGGCACGAAGCCGTCCTCGCCCACGCCGTCGCCGCCGGGCTCGCCCTCGACGAACTCCCAGGAGCGGATCACGAACTTGGGGTACAGCTCGCGGTCGTCGTCGCGGTTCAGGGCCGCGTCCTCGGCCGTGATCTGGTCGGACTTGACCATCTGCCGGACGCGCTTGCCCGACAGCTTCAGCATGGCGTTGTAGTAGGCCGGGTTCGCCTCGGTGGCGGGGGCCAGGAGAATGCGGGCGCGCTTGCCCAGCTCGGGCATGTCGACCCAGGACGTGGCCTGGGAGATGTCGAAGCGGTCCAGGGACTTGAACATGGCGGGGTCTCTCGGGGTTGCGGGAAATGCAGACGCCCCCGGCGGGTAGGTCCACCGGGGGCCAGCTCAGAGTCTAGGATCAGACCGTGGTCGCGTCCAGGGAAACCGGGAAGAAGGAAATTCCCAGGGACACGTTCGGGATGGTCCCGACCGGGTCGTTGAACGCCTCGCCCGTGATGTTGACCAGGACGGACTGGTCCACCGGGTACTCCCGGTCGCCGCCGCCGAAGGTCAGGCTGGGCAGGTCGAGCGCCAGCGCCCCGTCGTCGTTGGACAGGATGGCCGCGAACGTCACCGTGGTGTTGTTCTTGACCGCGTTCACGATCTCCTTGTTCGTGAACAGCATCTGGCCTTCCAGGTTCACCTCGAACAGGCCGGCGTTGACGAAGGACGCGCCGAGCGTGCCCAGGCAGTTCTCCGGGGACACGTTGTTGCGGATCGTCACCGTCAGCGACTTGAAGCACACGTCCGACACCAGGCTGACCACGTCGGTGGTCAGGCTGACGATGTCGCTGGACGTGTTGATGGCGGTCGTCCGCAGCGGGTCGGTGCCCGAGCTGGCGCCCGTCTTGCGCGTCTGCGTGATGTCGTCCGCGTTCGTGCCGATGAAGCCGAACGTCACCGTGGCCTTGTCGGTCAGCGGCAGGTTCAGCGTCAGCTCGTTGGCGAAGTTGCCGACGGCGTACTCGTACTCGTCCGTGCCGATGCCGCCCAGGTCGGGGTAGACGGCCTCGAACTGGTAGGTGCGCTCCAGGAATCGCTCGTCGTCGCTGTCCGCGGTCACGGCCACGTTGCGAAGGAACCGGCCGAACAGGATGTCGGCGACGCCGTCGCTGGAGTTGTCGGCCGTGCCCAGGATCGTGCTGTCCAGCTTGTCCAGGTTCAGCGTCGCGCCCGAGATGGACGTGACGCGGGCGTAGCCGTAGGTGTCGTCGGCCGAGCCGGCCGCGGTGCCGAGCGCGTTCTGCACGCCGCCCGAGCCGTTCGGGCTGCCGATCAGGATGAACTGGCCGGGCAGGATGCCGAGCGTGGACCAGTCGGCGATGTCCGCCGAGCTGACCAGGGTCGCGGTCGAGCCCGAGACGGTCAGCGTCAGGTCAGCGTCCGACACGCGGATGCCGCACACCTGAAGGCTGGCGTTCGTGCTCGGGGTCTCGGCGACCAGCGAGCTGGTGACCTGCACCGACGTGTCGGTGCCGCCCACGTCGGCGGCCAGCTCGTGGATGCCGTTGTTGGCCGCGTTCGTGTAGCCCTTCGCGTAGACCAGCGTGCGACCCTGGCCGGTGACCCACACCATCTTGCCGGCCAGCAGCGTGCTGGCGCCGTCGATCGTGAAGGCGTCCGGCCCGGTCGTGGCCGGCGGGGGAACGGTCCCCGAGCTGGCCTTCAGGTCAAACTCGACGTTGGCGAACTCGGCGAAGACGAAGCCCTCGGCGAAGTCGGCCGCGGACTCCATCGTCAGATCCGCATCGAACTCCACCGCCGACTCCAGGTTCGTGACGGTGCCCTTCTTCCGGCCGCGCTCGCGACTGATCGGCCGGCGGGCCACCGTCGTGATGCTGGCGCCGTAGGCGCTGATGTTGTTGGGCTCCGTCAGCTTCCACAGCGGAGAGCCCGGCAGGACGCCGATCGAGTCCTCGATCGCGTACTGAAGGGATACGTTGTTCGTGAGTACCCGTGCCATTTACTTGGTCTCCGTGTAGGTGAAAAAAGCCTCGACGTTGATCTGGTACCAGTCCTCGGTGGGCCCCACCTCGGTGATGGCCGACGACGTGAACCTGATGCCCTCGGGGAGCAGGTGCTTGCCCTCGAACACCGCCTGGGCAGTTGCAGCGAGAGTATCGGCCGCGGTGCGTCCGTTGTCCAGGGGCATGAAGCACTGGACGATGACCGATCCGACGGCCTCGAACTTGCGCCTTCCCGGGGCCCCCAGGGACTCCTGGGAGCGCGCGGTGTGCCGGATGGCGACCCGGACCCAGACATCTCCCGCCGGGGGCTTGAAGTCCTCGCCGTCCAGGGTCACCTCGCTGGTGACTCCCCAGGCGGTCAGGAAGTCGCCGTAGATCCGCTCGCGTGCTTCTGCCAGGGTGGTCATGGGACTAGATCATAGGCCGAGCCCGCGGCCCAGGTCCAGGGTGATAGCTTTCGCCACGGCCCTGCGGACGAATCCGGCGGGGGCCTGCTTGCTGCTGCCCTGGTCCAGCCGGACGATGTACGGGACGTTGTTCGTGATGTAGACCGCGCCGCGCGACAGCCGGTAGCCGGTCGCCACGGCCGCGATGCCCTGCTGCTGCTCGCTGGGCAGCAGGCCCTTCTCCGCGGCGGCCCGCGAGCCCGCGGGCGACTCCAGCGGCG